TTTTCTTTGTCTTTTTATCAGGCCTATAGCCATTATTGCGCAGTCTTTCGACCTCAGACTTTATCACGGCGATTTCTTCGTTACGGGTAAGCAATGGAAGAGTGTAATCTTGGTCAACCGTCCTAAATGGATTATAGACCTCAATCTTCACAGGCATATGCTTTTGCACGACTTGTCGGAGATTTTTTCTCAGTAATGCGATTCTACCATGAGGCATTCTGCTCATGTTTTTATCCGTAGACTCCATTATGAATTTTTTATTTTTCTTGCAGACATAGAGAAATTGACTATCTGAATTGCATGATTCATGAATGAATTGCAACATGTTATCAGCTCTCTTGCCAGCAAGGCAGCCAACATTCGTTTTTTTTATTTTTTTCCCTGATATGAACAGTGTGCTATTGATTTCCACACATGTATCTGATATCATAGTCTTTTCTTCATTTAGTACTAGTCCGACTTGCGAACCATTTTTACATATGAAATCGTAAAGAACATTGTCAACAGGATCTTTGTAACAGAGATCGTCGCCGTTGATAAGGCACATAGTACTATGATATTGGCTATAATTAATAAGTCCTTGGGATAAAGCATCCTGAATAGACATATCAAATACAGTCTTATTTATAATACATAATAAGGGAAAGGACATGATACTGCCCATAGGTTGTCCACGAGTAGAATCTTTTCCGAAATACTTCGGCTTCGATAATATATCTAGACAACGTAATTGGTCTTCACTAAGATTCCCCCCTTCTCTCAATACGTCACATACGGCTAGTAAGTATGCTTGCTTTATATTATCAGTGGCTGATTCGTAATCCACTGACACATACTTTCCATCACCGTTTAACATATCGATATTTTTTTCTGTAGGCGGACCACGAAGTATATATGGCTTCCTCGAGATCTTATTGTAAAGACTCTTATGTGGGGAATGCATATATTCCAGGTTCGCTGACGAATACATAGATATTATTCTCTGTTTACCGTCAGCATTAACCTCAACAACTCTGCAATTATCTGAAATCTCTTCGAAATTCCAATTGCCACCATCCCTTCTGCTGTTTGATAGCGTTGCGGATCCATTTGGAATATAAGAATAAGGGATCGAATCCCAATTCTTAGGTATATTCCATCTAACGGCTTTTTTGAATCTCTGAAGATGATCTTCATCCAGTTCAACATAACCATTTCGTTTGTCAGACCATTTTTCTATCACCCCATCATCGTGGCAGTGATCACATACATTCTTTTCAAATTTTTTTGATGTTCTAGCACTGAGTTGAATTATCGGTATGTCCGGTAAAGACTCAGAGACTATCCTTTTGATGTTACCACATGTAACCTTTTCAAGTTTTTTTATGCGTACTACACCTTGATCCTTCTCAATTAGACGAATAGCCTGTTCCGCTGATCTTGTCAAATAGTTTTCATTTAGACAAGTTTTATCCGGTTTAGGTTGTTTTCGTTTAGATTGGGCTGGGTCGTTGTTAACGCAGTCGGCTTGCACATCTGCGGCCTTATCCTCTGCACGAGCTTTTCTTTTCCTTTTTCTTATACAAAAGAAAGAACCTTTAGTGGCAGGTTTATGCCGTCGGCATCCACATATTGTGGACACCCCACCTTTAGGTACTTCTTTAAGAGGCAGGTATCTGGGCCAAAGCCTTTCGTTCCCGGCTGGAGGTTTTTCAATTGCTCCATCGATCTCTTCACCATGGGTGGGGTGAGGGTGGCAGCAGCACGACGAGGAAGCGGTCGACATCATGCTCCGGTGGTTAGGTAAC